AATTATCAGACGTACAATAGAGTCAAAAGACTCAGGGCAGGACATACTCCTCCTTACGGACGAGTCTGATTCCCCCTCCAAGAGTGCTCCATTGTAGTGATACAGTGATTTGAGCCGCGATTATTGATTAAGTAAAGCTGTAAACAGCATATAAAATTATTAATAATGAAATATAACTTGTTATTAACAACAAGGTTATTAATAAACATTTTTGGTTATAAATCATTAGTTAAAAGATTTTTATATGATGTAAACAAGATGTTAATTGACAATGGGTTACCATTCACAATCAAGTATATGAAAGCTGTTAAACTTTCAATTACCCGATATATGAGTGGAAAACCATTATCAATTAACACTTCACTCGTCTCAATAACCGAGGGCTTTCCTACAAAGTTCCTTTATTTAAAACCTTTAACATCTAGTAATGATGGAAAGAGATTATTATTATCTCTTTTATCATATACTAGAGCATTGAAGGCTTCAAAGAAAGATGAACCTAAACCTAATTATCAATCAATAACTGATCCATATAAAGGAAAGGAATATACTATTCCTAACTGATATATAGACAAGTTTATTCTTGATTTTAAGCTTAAGTCCAAATTACCAGATTATGATAATGATTGTCACTATATTAGTAACAAATCATCACCATTTGGTAATGCAACTTTGTCTGGACTTTATGGATTGTTTTATATGGTTCAAATGACACCAAAGATAATAGAAACTTTATTAAGGTTTCTACCATCTAAGGATTATCTTTTAAAAGATGTAATTCAACATGTTTTAGAAGATAATAGGTCATTTAAATACATTAAAACTCCTAAAGCCCCAGGAAAGCTTTCAATAGTGAAAGACCCTGAATTAAAGATGAGGGTCATTGCTATGGTAGATTACTATAGTCAATGAATTCTCAAACCTATACATAAGATATTACTTAATTTATTAAATAATTTCCCATGTGATAGAACTTTTACTCAGGATCCCTTTCATGATTGAGGAAAGACGTATGGACATAACTTTTGATCATTAGATCTTAGTTCCGCCACTGATCGATTCCCAATCACTCTTCAACAAAAATTATTATCAAAAATATTTGATAATGATTTTGCTGAAAATTGAAAGGAATTACTCATTGGTAGAGAATATGAATCACCAGAGGGTAATCTACTAAAATATTCAGTAGGTCAACCAATGGGAGCATATTCTTCTTGAGCCGCCTTTACACTTACTCATCATCTTGTAGTCCATTGAGCCGCTCATTTAGAGGGGTTCAATGAATTTACAAAATATATCATTCTTGGTGATGATATCGTAATAAATCACGATAAAGTCGCTAGAAGGTATATTAAGATAATGAATAAACTTGGAGTTGACATCTCAATACCAAAGACACATGTATCTAAAAATACATATGAATTTGCTAAAAGATGAATCTTCCAAGGTAGAGAAATCTCAGGTTTACCTTTAAGAGGGATAATGAATAATATAAATAATCCAATAACTATAATAAATATAGTAGTTGAATATATTTATAGAATTCCATCCTTATTAAAGGTAAGTACCACTACGGAGCTATTGATGAAATCAATGGTTAATATTAAATATAATAAGAGATTTTATTCTCATATTAAACTTAAATTTATTATTGATTCATCAATTTTAATGATAAGATTTAACAAAGGATTAACAAATTATCAAGAAATAAGAAATTATTTCTTTCAATTTTGTAAAATCCAAGAATTAAATCTACCAAATGTTGACGAAATCTATCCTTTTATGGATAGAGTCTTCTCATTAGGTTTAGATAGTATTGCAGAAAAGAGTGCAAACTCTTTACTAAAATACTATGATAGATTTTTAGGATCTTTTGATCCTAATTATCCACAAGTAAACCTAAAGTTTAACCCAATAGTCCATGGTCTCTATCAGAAACTAATTCAAATTAAACAAAGAGTAATGAAGAATAATTCTTCACCAACCCTTGATTTAATTGATTCAATTTCTGATTTCAGAATAGATGAACCTGATAAACTTGTAGAATCATTAAGATTTACAAGTAAACAGATTATCTATCTTGACAAAGTATGAAAATTATCTATGAAAAGAATTAACACAATTAATGAACTTAATTATGCTAATTTTCCATTAGATAAATCTCAATTCTTTGGAGCTAGACCATTTGAGTCATACTTCATATCTAATCTTTCTAATGAATTAGATAAATTAGATCTATTGAGATCTGGTTATCAACAACCACAAAATGTTTATTGATAAGAGTTCTTCTGAACTCAGTTGTAC